ACATCGTCAAAGGTGAGAAAGGTCGTGTAATTTCTTTTGCTGATAATCAACGGTCGCGTGATTTTGCTTTGTTGTTCGCATAAGTCAGTAGTGAGCTACCAGACGCATCAAACGTGCGTCTGGTCAATTTAATCAATCAAGGTTATACCATCATGTCAGATTTTTACTTTGTCGCTCTGATCGAAGTTTTAAACGAATCGCAAGACCATGCAAACGTATTGCGCGCGCGCGAACAGATCAAAGCGAACCGGGAGGAGACGATCAAGCGCGCACAGATCAAGCAAAAAGAATATCTAGCGCGTGACTTTGCACTTGTGACCAGGTAGATTCATATGTGCGACAAGTGATTTATCACTTGTGACTTACGCGCAACGCGTCAAGCGGTTTTGATTGATACCGCTTGACGGGGCAGAGGAATGAAAGTCCTAGAAATTTTCGGGTTCTTTCGATGGCCCTGCCTTCCTCGTTCCAGACTCGGAAATGACCTCCTTATACAATTCCGGGAGGTTTCCAAAACGAAGTCCTTATACATTCGCGCCGCCGATCGGTATCGAGAGCCTGCGAAGGCGCCACATTCCCCATTCTGCAATTCTCCAAACACAGATATACAGAAAGGCGCATAATCACACAACCGGATTTCTGTGAATCCGCAAATGGAGAAAATCGTGATTATTGGAATACTGAACCAGAAGGGCGGCGTCGGCAAAACCACGCTATCGGTCAACCTGGCTGCCGCGTTAGCCAGAAGCGGCGCGCGGATTCTCCTGATCGACGCCGATCCGCAGGGGAGCGCTCTGGACTGGTCTGCCGCGCGCGAGGATAATCCGCTGTTTTCAGTCGTTGGGCTACCGCGTCCGTCCGTCCACAAAGAGATCGCCGCCCTGTCGGCCGGCTTCGACCATGTGATCATCGACGGCCCGCCGCGCGTCACCGAACTGGCTTGATCGGCCATGATGGCATCCGACCTGATCGTCATTCCGGTGCAGCCGAGTCTGTACGATGTCTGGGCGGCGATGGAGGTGGTAAAATTGGTCAAAGAGGCTTCTGTGTTCAAAGAAACACTGAAATCCTGCTTTGTGATAAACCGCAAAATCGCAAACACGGCGATTGGTCGGGATGTCGGAGCCCGTAGCACCACCCTCAATGACAAGTGAAATTGCGCGCTTGACATGAATTCGGTCGAGAACGCGGTACATAAATGCACGATCTGCATACTGGCGACCGCCTGTGACGAGAATCCTCACCAGAAGTCCGCCGTTGTCTGCGGCACGCCTCTGGTCACCAGATCGGCCCTGAACTGGTCGATCCGGTTGGTGATCTCAATCCACATACCATTCTCGACGTAACGGAGCGCGCCATTGAGGTACGGGCGTTTCTTCTTGACGTCGGTATCCTCGATAGCCTCGCCGCCATCCATGTGGTGAATCCACCGATCATCATCCGTAACCTCGACAAAAGCCGAGTTGTTCGGGAAGTGACCAGTGTGAAAGGTGAAGTAGCGGCTCATTTCCTGGTGTCTTTTGTTGCAGATGGCCACGTCACAGGGTATGACGCGTCCGTTGATGGAGGCGGTTTCGGTGACCCATCGGTGGTCGGTATTGCCGCCCCGGCCCACAGGTCATTCTGCTTCGGCGCCATGCTTTGACCTATCCCGCCACCGAATGTCTCAAATAACAGAATGACCACAATGAGACCGATACCGCCGAAGACCCAATTAGCGACGCGCTGCCAACCGAAAATGAAGAAGCCAACGATCATGAAGACAATGATGATGACGTGAATCATTGGTTGCCAGCGTTCTCGGCGTACATCTTTTCGATCAAGGCGAGTTGCGCCGGTGTGAGAGCTTTAATCTTCGCGATCATAACCTTGTCGGCGCCGGATCGAAGGTCAACCTTCTCGTTTCGCCGTTTGGTAAAATGCGCTTCCATTTCATCCATATCGGCATGGTCGAGAAACACCTCGATTACTTCACCCTGACTTATTTTGTATTTCTTGGCGAGTTCTGCCAACGCGCGATGGTGCTGTTTGTCAGAAACTACTGTATATCTCGTCGATGTATCTTCGGTTTGCATATTAACCCTTATGATTTGTAATTTACGTGAGTATTATAGCGCATGAAAAAAGCGCCCGTAGGCGCTTTCTGTGTTGATATCGAGAAAATACTACAGCGTTGCGTTGAAGCCAATCTTCGGATCGTCATCTTCCTCGGCCTCGACCTGGGACAGCAAACCAAAAGGAAGGCTCTCGGTCAACATAACGGCAGCCAGAATGCACAGAGGATTGTGCGTGAGAGCGATGGCTGCCAGAACGAACAACAATACAGCAATGTTGAAAACTACTCCATGATTCATAAGCGCCTCGAAGGTAAGTGATTGGTGACTTATGCGACTGTACACCGAAAAGGCGATTTTAGGTATAAGACGCATCAAATTCATGCCGCGATAGCCGACCTTTTGAATCCGAGCGCTTCGAAGTCGAAATTCTTACCACCTTCCAGCACGTTTTCGTCGAATCCTGGCGTACCTTTGATGATTGCGAGACGCTGTTGCGCGTGGCCGCGCAGGTGAAGGTTTTGCGAGTCTTCGAAATCGGTGACGAAGGCCACATTCGGGCCAACCTTCTTGGCGCGTAGCCCGCGACCGATGCGCTGGCGCAAAGCGACCTCGGCTTTACCGCCGCCGGCAAGGCAGATGTGACCAACCGCCGGCACGTCGACGCCAACGTCGAGAATGGTCGTGCCGATCAATACGTCAAGCTGGCCGGCCGCCAGTTTCTTCAATGCGGCTTGACGGCCCTCCTGGTCATCCTCACCCTGAATGAAGTCCACGCGCAGTCCGCGCTTCAACAACGCCTCCAGCAACTCGCCATGCTTGGTTTGCTGAATCAGCACCATCGACGTCAGTCCGTAACTTGTCATGCGAAGGCACTCGTCGGCGATCGCATTATTCCGGTGTTCATTTTCGACAATGCCAAGCCGGTATGCGGCCTGCCATGCGGTGTGCTTGTGCAGCTTGGCCGGCTTTACCAGTGTCGGAATGATCTTGAAGTACGGGCGCGCGAGAATGCCGCGATCGATCAGCATCTTTTCGGTGATCCTAATAGCGATCGGGCCGGAACAAGCCATCAGACGCATATTCGACTCTTCCGAGTCCTTCATGAACGGCGTGGCGGTCAGCGCGAGGCGGTAATGCGCGTTCTTGCAGTGCTTCAGAATCTCGAAATAGCTATTGCCGGACGCTTCGTGCGCTTCTTCCAGAATAACCAGCTCGAACATGCCGAGCAATTGAATTGTCTGCGCGCGCTCCTTCATGTGACGTTCAACCTTGGTCGTTGCGACCTTAGTCAACCTGGCCGACGTCGGGCGAGCCAACTCCTGTTGCTTCTCGATCTTCGCCAACTCCGCGCGAATCGCGGGTTCCAAGTGTTTGGCTTTCTCGAAACTAAGACGATACGCTTTCAGCTCCTTCAGCTCTCTTTTGACAAGCGCATTCAGCATTTTGTCTTTCTCGCCAGCCACAGTTTGCTCCTCCAGCCGAGCGATCAAGGTCTGCACCATGCCGACACACATTTTCCGGACCGCCAGGCGCTCGAGGCCGGCCTCGGTGATCATGTGTCCGAACTGACCGTCGCCCAAGACCGACACCTTCATATTTAGGTCGCGCTCGAACGAATTCTTCATTTGGTACATCAGAATGCCGCGCGTGGTCAAAAAGAGGGTGGGGCGACCAATCCTAACATACGCCATCTTGGCGATACGCGACTTGCCGCCGCCAGTGGCAACCTGCGCGATGATCTGACCGTGCTTGACCAGACGGTTGACGACTTCGGGCTGGTAGTCATATCGAGGATCATCACCGAACGCATCAACGATAGGTTTGAGCGGGCCAAGCGGGGAAGGTAAGGGCTTTCTTACCAAATTGACCGTGTAACCCTTCTCGCGCAGCTTGGCAGACACAAAATGTACGAAGCCGGCCGGGAACGTGCCGAGCTTGAACTCGAAGAAGCTACTCCGGCCATCCCACGACCCCTTCTTGAACGCCATACTGTGTTCAGCGCCGGCGACCGCGTAGCCGAGTATCGACTGAACTTGCAGCTTCACGTCTCTGGACGGCTTGTGCAATTTCGCAAGCGTTGCGTTGCTGGCGATTGTTATCGTTTCAGTCATTTAGGGTTGCCAATTAAAAATATATGGAGTAAAGTATAAGTCATCGGTGACTTACTATCAATCAATTGGGTCAGAATCGGCCATTTATGCAACAACCATACAAGCAAGGCGTCGCAAATCCAGTCGATCTGTACCCAAATCCCTGGAATACGAACAGGGTTGCGCCCCAAAATGAATCGAAGATCGACGCCTCAATTAAACGCTTCGGGGTCTTCAAGCCGATCATCGTTCGTGAGCTGGAAGACGGTGCGCTGCAAATCATCGGTGGCGAACACCGGCGCGACTCTGCGATCCGACTCGGCATGAAAGAAGTGCCAATCATCAATCTCGGCACGATCGACATTAAGCGGGCCAAAGAGATCGGCATCGCCGACAACGGTCGATACGGTAACGACGACACTCTCCAATTGGCCGAACTCCTCGAAAGTTTGGGCGGCGCCGACGAACTGAGTTCGTTTTTGCCCTATACCGACAGCGATTTCACGTCGATCTTCTCAAGTGTGAATATAGCGCTCGATGACCTTGATTTAGACGACAGCACACCGGCCCCAAGTGCGCCCCCTACAAAAGCCCCGCAGACTCACGCGGTCATGCGCTTCAAGGTTCCCGTTGGCGATGTTGCGGTAATCACCGAGCGCGTCGAAAAGGTCATGAAGCAGCAGCGCTTCCAAGACGAGGACTCCCTCACCAATGCCGGCAATGCGCTGGTTCATATTTTTACCAATTCAGAGGCTTAAATGACACGACGCTACATTGGCACCAAAGAGGTGACAGCTTATAGGCAGGATAAGAATGGCGAGTCTGGCTATGGCGTCATCTACTCTGATGGCTATACGAGCTGGTCGCCAAAGGATGTATTCGAGGCATCGTACCGCGCAACGCAGCTTGAAAATCAGAAACTCACATTCGGCGATGCTCTACATTTTCTGAAGCTAGGCAAAAAGGTTGCGCGCGGCGGCTGGAATGGCACCGGCATGTTTGTGTACTTGGTTCAAGGCTCAAAATTCGTCGTGAACCGCGCGCCACTTCTCGGCATCTACCCAGAAGGCACCGAAATCACATACCGCCCGCACATGGATTTGAAGACCGCAGACGGCAGTGTCGCAACCTGGGCGCCAAGTGGAAGTGACGCGCTCGCTGAAGATTGGATGGTGATCTAAATGCCACGTTGCGCCGGCAAGGGATTCGAGTGCTGCGATAGCTGCCTCAATGGCGAGTATGACCCGTACGAATGCGAAGACTGCGAAGACGGCAGCAATTGGGAGGGCGCGGACGAAAGCAAAGCGCTCACCGTTCACGACTTGAAAGACATCATCTTTTTACAGGCAGCGTAATGAAAAAACTTTTCACTCTGATTTTAGCCATTGCGGCGATGTGCCTTGTCACGTCTGACCAGGCTCAAGAAGTCAAGATCGACCTTGGCGTAACACAATTCAGCAAGATCGAAAATGGCAATTGGTATCAAAATGGGTTCGCGCATACGCTGCGCCTAACGTCGCTATCCGCGTCGCTCAAGGTATATACCGACAAAAGCGCGAACGGCTGGCAACTCGGCGCCGGCTATGACTACATTGGACGCGCCACCTCCGACGCGATGGTTTTGGATGCCGATGCAAACTACAACCAAAACAACCCTCCAACATACTGCAACGGCCCCTGCGGGCCACTATCGCACATGCAGGGGCAAGGAACGATCCCGGCACTGTTTGCAGTGGTGCGTAAATCACATGGCCCTTGGTTTGTCGAGGGTGGTCTGTACATCAGTCGGCCTCATTGGGAAGTGACAAATTTCGACTGGTACAACAGCCCCTACAACAACGTCCCTGACAATCGCGTCGGCCCGATCTATCTGCATGTGAACCACGAAGTTAAAACCACATACGACTTCGGCGGCGCGGTTGGTTACCAGATGTCCGATCGCATCGCCGTGATCCTGAAAGCCGTCCCGACGCACGCTACGAATAGTCAGGTCGACTCGACGAATCCAACTGGCGTTTCGTACTTTCCGGGTATCTACAAAGCCTACTCCCCGACGCTCGCTGTCGAATACACATTTTAAGGAATCGACATGACGGCAGTAAATGGAGTTGGGTATCAGGTTGAAGCGCTAACCAAAGAAGGCTGGAAACGCGCGTCAAAGATCGTTGCGACGATGGCGGAAGCGGAACTGATGCTGCCGGAGTGGATTGCGTCGGTCCCAGACATGGAATTTCGCGCGTACGAAGCGCTGAGCGAGGCAAAGGCGAAATGAAAGCACCAGAATCGAAAGCAGCATGGCGCAACATCGATACGATCTATCCATATGAGCTGAACATCAAAGAGCATGACGAAAAGCAGGTGGAAAAGATCGCTGCGTCAATCGAGCAATTTGGCTGGCGCGGCAACCCGATCGTGGTCAACGATGCGGGCGTAATCCTGGCCGGCCATGGCCGCCGACTCGCCGCGATCAAGCGCGGAATGAAGCAGGTGCCGGTCGAGGTGGTGTCCGGTCTCACGCCAGATGAAGAGCGCGCGTACCGCCTGGCAGACAACCGTGTTGCCGTCTCCAATATCGACACCAGCATGTTGCAGCGCGAGCTGGCCGACTTGTCGTTCGACTTGAGCAGCATCTTCGACAAAAAGGAACTGGATTTCATGATTGCCGACATGGGCGCCATCAACACGGATGCCTTCGTTACCAATCTGGATGAAGCGATTACAAAACAGGCGGAAGAAACGGTAGCCACGCTCGCGGCGGTCGCCGAGGTAGAAATCAAAATCGACAAGGCGCTAGGCTTCAAGGCGATCAAAGGCAAAGACGAGCGATACGTGGCGATGTTCATGGCGCAGCTTATGGGAGAGACGGGCAAGCCGGCGGCCGAGGCGTTCATCGAATTCGTGAAGCATTTCTCGCCAGTTGCTAAGTCAGTGGTGAGCGCATGATTTTTCATATCGACAAGCGCTTTGAAACGCGCGTGGTGCGCGACGAACGGGTGCTGGAGATCGCCGAGCTGTACGGCCTGGGTCTCGACGCGAAAGAGTTCGTCGTGTTCGACCATGAGGATCTTGAGATCAACCAAGAGGATGTGGTCTATGTGACTGGTGACTCCGGTGGCGGTAAGTCCCTGCTGTTGCGCGAGCTGCGCGCACAGATGGAGTCGCTTGGGGTAACAACCTTCAACATCAACGAGGCGCCGCAACTCGACAAGCCGATCATTTCCCAGATCGGCGCCAACGTCTCTGAAGCGCAGCGCTTGCTCGGTATCGCCGGTGTAAGTGAAGCAAATATGTGGTTGCGCACGCCTTCGCAGCTTTCGGACGGGCAGAACTACCGGTTCCGACTCGCCAAAGCGATCGAATCGGGCGCGCAGGTTTGGTTTGCCGATGAGTTTCTTGCGATTCTGGATCGGGATTCAGCCAGGTTGGTCGCTTTCAACATGCAGAAGGTCGCCCGCCACGCCGGCGCCACGCTGATTGTCGCAACGACGCACTCTGATATGGTCGCCGATCTGAATCCAAGTCTGATGATTCGAAAGAAATACGGCAAAAAGATGATGATCGTGCGCCCACCAAAAGGA